CCCCTGACTGCTTTCCAACTGTTGGCGCATTTTTCTAAGGTTTTGCAGTTCAGCTTGTAGCTGTTCTAGCTTGCTGCCGCCGCCAGAAGGAGTCGCTGTTGTAACTCCCGCTGGAGTTGCTATCGGCTGAACATTAAAATCTACCTTAAAGTTTCCAGTTGCAGCTTCTCTAAGTTTTCTAACTGCCTCTCCTGGAGATTGAGTGCCCGATGCAATCCTATCAGCAGACCAGCTATAAGCTCTGGTCGCCCATCGCTCTAGCAGCTCTGCGCCCATCTCTGGGTCTACTTCAATCGTACCTTGAACAATGCCAAGCAGTTTCTCAGCTTCTGGTACAGGAGCGGCTGCGCCAGTTCTAATACGAAGAATCATGTCGGAAATGTCGTCGTATTCTTCTTTAAGGCCCCTACCTAAACTAGTTAGGTTTTTAGCTCCAATAAATTCTGGGTAAGATTTTATCTCTCTAACCTTCTTAGCAAGATCCATAGCAAGGTTGGCAACTGCGGTAGCTTCGCCTGTTTCAGAGATTACTCCCGCCGGAACATTTGGATTTTCTCTTTGAAGTTGTTTACTAAACACCTGCCTGTTGATCTTAAGCTGATTATCTCTTTCGTCTCTTATTCTCTGGTTCTCAGCTATCGTGCCTCTTAAATCTATGCTGCCAGCCATTCTAGCTTTGGAAAGCTCTCTCTCTCTTTCGATCTTGCCTTGTAGCGCGGCTTGACCTTCTGGCTTCGCATAAAACTCTTGGAGAGCCTGTTCTGCAATAATTCCTCTTTGAGCCTCTCGTTGTGCTTGTGTTCTGGCAAAAGCTTCTGCTTCTGGAGTTGCCTCAAGCTCCATTAGTGCCCTCTTCTGCACAACCCCCTGCTGAGCAAGCGCCCTAGCCAATGTCTCTTGTCCTGAAAGCCTGCTATTAACATCGAGCAGCCTGCCACGATTTCCCATAAAGCCATCAGGCGCAGACTCAATGATAGACAACCGCTCTCTTGGGTCTTGAGTTTCAAGCATCTTAATTGCAGCCTGATTAGCAAGGAGCGACTGCTCAGTAGCATCTTTTCTAGCTTGGTAGCCAAGTAGCCCAGAAAGGAGCGCTCCACCAAGCACCATCCCAAGGTTCTTCCCAGTAGAAGCGTAAGGGTTAACAAGCAGAGGCAAGCTCTGGCCAACAGCAGATGCGCCAATCCCGTATGGGCTTTCAATCGGTGCAAAGTTAAGGCCGCTCAATGCTGAATATAGATCCTCACCTGCCATCTGTTATCCCTACTTTCTGTTCAACCCGTTAATCAACCCACTGCCAAGCCCTTGTGCAAGACCAGCAGTAAGAGCGCTACCAATGCCCCCACCGCCTTGCTGCTGCGGGTAGCCTCCTGCTATTTGACTTCCCAAAAGCTGCTGCTCATACGCTAGGTATGGGTCTACTCCACCGCCGCCACCCCCACCACGAGGGGCAGCTTTAATTTTCCTTATGTCCCACCTACCACCAAGGTTAATAAGCTCTTTCTGAGTTTGAGCTTCTTGAGCTGCAAGAGCCTGCTGCTGCTCAAATGACTGCTGTCCAAGCCCCGCAGTTTGCCCGTACTCTTGGAAGCTTTGAGCTTGAGCACCACGCTGTCCCTGCATCTGCATGTATGGATTTTGGTACTGCTGCCAAATCTCGCCAGGCAGGAGCGAGGTAGTTTGAGCCTGGTTAAAGCCTTGCTGCTGGAAGCTCTGTGCGTTCTGCCACGCTGCGTTTTGTGCTGCCTGCCTCTCGTCCCCTTGACGCTGAGATAACTGCATACGAAGGTCTTTAGCGGCTTCTCCGTTAGGATCTAAGCCACGCTCTACAATCGACTGCTCAAGCTGCTGAAGCTCTTGCCCCATACGCTTAGAGTTTCGTCTGTCAAACTCTCCATAAACAGTGTCGTATGCCCTCTGCATCCCCTGCTCAAACTGAGGCGTATAGTTCTGTTGGAAAGTGTTTGGGTTAAATTGAGCGGCCTGCCCAATCATTTGTTCATACAGATTTGCCCCATAGCTACTAGCCAAGGCATCCTGTCCTTGCAGCGTTGGCATACTATTCATAGTTGGGCCAGGGTCAGCAGGAACAGGACCAGCAGGGACGGGCCCAGTCGGAGCAGGGCCAGTAGGCGCCCCTGGGGCCATTGGGTTATTTGTTATTGGCGCACTCCCTAGCAATGGGTTAGGAGTCGATGGAGGCGCAGGGATAGGAGCCCCCACAGCAGGGCTTTCTGGAGCTGCTGGAGCTGCTGGAGCTGCTGGGGTAGTAGGTGCCTTACTTGCGCCAGGGATATGCTGCCTCCAATTTAGGCCATACATAGTCCCTACACGCTCTAGCCCTTGCACTGCCTTGTTGTACTCAGCACTCCCAGGCTTAGCTTTCTTTATGATCTCCTGGTTGCGCTTATAACGATCCATCTCACGAGGATCTCTGCCCGGGCTTGGGCTTGGTGGGGCAGCGCTCACTACAGGCGGTGCCTTTTTAGGAGGAGCTGGAGCCTCTTTCTTCTTAGGAGGAGGAGAAGCAGGTGGGGGAGCCGCCTTTTTTTGTTTAGGGTCTCTTGCTAATGCGCCTTTCTTTGCCATAATTATACTTGCCCACCCACATCGAATCTAACTTCAAATCCTAAGATTTGGCACGTTGAGTTTTTAACTGAGCCACTAAACTTCACCGCCGCACAGTGCCCTTGTCCCTTCACTGCGTATCTATCAAATATATACTCTATATCGGCAGACCAAGGAGACCCCCAAGGTGAGCCCCAAGCAGTAAATGTTGTAGGGCTTCCAGAGGCCGTTGGAGATGACAAAAGCACTTTCTTGAAATCCGTATCCAATCCCAAAGAAAGAGAAGTTCCTCGCCTAGCTTTCAAGATAGGCCGGATGTCTTTAAAGGCTTTGTAGTTGCCTCTTGAGCCATAAAAGCTAAAAGCAGTACGCCCAGAAAAGCTAATTGATTGGCTAGTTGTAGTGGTACATGCGTCACACTGGCCAGTCTCTCCTTTCCACACAACCCCGTTATTGCTGCCATAATAAGGCAGGTTGTTAAATGGAGCGCTTGAAAGGCAATGTGTATTGTCAAACAATCGAAACTCAGTCCAGCCTTTAGTATCAATGCTGTAGACTAAGAAAAACGACGCCGTGGCAGAGATAGGCACATTGATATACACCCGTCGCCCAGCAGGCCAAAAGAAGCCAGTCCATTGATGCCCAAACTGATTTAAAGACGAATACTCAGAAATAAGCGGGTTAACCTTGGCAGATACCACATTTAAAGCTTGCTCTGGATCTGCTTGAAATAGCGCAGATAGCGGCACAATGCCTTGCTGAGTAAGCACCCACACATCGTTATTTATTCTAATAAAAGCTCTACGACCTAAAGGAGCGCCTATGACATACCTAGCAACAAGACCCCAAGTTGTTGCATCTCCAGCATAGGTGCCGTTGTAAAAGACTATTTCCCCTTCTGAGCTACACGCCCAAAAGTAGTCTTGGCTAGTAGTGCTGGTAGTGTTGGAAAAGCTGCCTATTCCTACTAAGTAACCGCCACGAGTAAACACATATTGGAAGTCAAAAGAGGTAAGAGCAGGAGATCCAGCAGTGCCTACAACCTGTAAATCTCCATACCAAATCTTAGAAGTGCCGCTCTCAATAAAATACAGCCGCTCTTTGTACGCTGTAACACCTATCAGCTTGTTAAGAGCAACGCCTGTAAAAGTAAGATCAGCGGCAACTCCTACACCAGTCCAAGCTTGAGCATTATCTATGCCATTACAAAGGTAGATGTTGTTGGCATATGTAACAGATTGGAACTCTCCATTGGTGTGAGCTACTGTTTTTGTAATATCAGTAACCACTCCCAAAGGAGTCATAGAGTACAGCTTTGTGCTTGTGGCTATAATTAATCGACTAGTGCCATCCTTCAAATATAAGGGATACATTGAGCGGATGGGGCTAACAATGCTCGCTCCGCTCGTAACAACTTGTGCATACCCAAGTCTAACCGTAGGGGCCCCTGCGCCAGGAAACACGTTTACCAACTCCAGCGCATAGGCTGGGTCCATGTTGTCTATTGGACTAACTAGATCCAACCCTCCATACGGAGGTGACATCGTAAACCCTTCAACGGCCATTTAGTTAATAGTTCCGTTTAAGCAATAGGCTATTTTGAGCTGCTGCATTAGGAGCCATTCTTGGCTGCTGTCCAAGGCTATTCATTGCCTGTTGAGCATCAAATGGCATTGGCGCGTTTTGCATTGGCATACGACCATCAAGCCTTTGCATCTGCTGCCCTATATTCTGAGGCATTTGCTGAAAAGTGTTATATGGAGTTGCTCCAGTGCTAGCAGCTCTAGCGGCGTTCATAGCCTGCATTTGCGTTTGCATCTGTTGCTGTCCCATGTTTGCGCCTTGAAGCTTCTGCGCATAGTTATCATATGGGTTGCTTTGAACTGCTTGCGGCTGTGGCATTGGCTGCTGGTTCATTTGTGGCATTGGCGCAGCTGGGCGCGGTTGATTATCAAGTTGTCTGGCTATGCCTTGCGCCATTCCATTAGGCATTGGCTGCCGTTGCAGTGAGTTCGCTGCCTGCTGTGCTTGATTCTGAGTTGCTGGCACCTTGCCTTTTAACTGGGTAAGCGCTCCTTGAGCAGTTCTGTAAACTCCAGGGGATATTCTTTGAGCTGGTCCTCTAGCCAATGCACCTGCTATCTTTTGTCCTCTTTGCTGTTTCATTTCTTCCCCTTTGAGTTACTTTTACCGTAGTTTTGCTCCAACGACTGCCGCATAGTTTTTGCTCTTGATACTTGCCCTTTATCGTTCATGTACATTCCAGGCGATACCCGAGCAACTTGGCCTTTCCCTGGGCGTTTAATGGGCTGCTGGGCTCCAGACAATGCTCCAATGTCCCCAGCGACTTTAGAGCCCCCAAAGATTGATTTGAGGTTTGCTATTACGTCTGCTTCGCTTTGGGCATTGCTAGTAATTGCGTTTACAAGCATCCCAGTATACTGCTCTGGCTTTATACCTTCCCCACCCGCGAAGTTCTTACGAACAAATGGGTCAACCAATCCAACGGCATTTTTAGCCAGTGGGTTACTAAAATCTACGTCCCAAGCATTGCGCTCAGTTTTACCGTCTACGTTTTCTCCGACATTTTTGTATTTAGTCTTTCCATCTAGACCAATATTGAAAGTAGACCCATCGGCAAGCTTTACATTGTACTTGTCATCAGCAACACCAGCCTCTTTTAAAAAGCCTCTAAAGTCATCCCGCTGCATCTGATCATCAGACTTACCAGACTTCATCATTGCGCCAATAGACCGTTTCCCGAGCAGCCTAAGAGCTATGTTTGGTGCTCCACCAGTAATCATATTTACGCCCTGGTTAGCCCAGTCGGCTCTATCGCCACGACCTCGAACTATATCCTTGCCGCCTGTCTCCCAAGCATTACTTGCAGCTGCGAGCACTGCCGCTACTGGCAACGCCACTGACCCAATAGATCCAAGCGTACTTGCTCCTGCGGCACCTCCGGCACCAGCTCCAGATCCACCAAGAGAAGTAATGCCGCCAAGGGTTGCTGGGTTAGCAGCAACAGCTCCAGCCCCTGCCCCAGCGCCTGCTCCCGCTCCAACTCCAGCTCCAGTTGCCGCTGCGCCACCTCCACCAAACAATCCTGCAACAGCTGGGAAGCCCTGCATTGCTTGGCTAGCTAGCATACTGCCTCCTACCATCCCGCCAACTTGAGCAAGACCGCTAGCTTGGCTTTGTTCAGCAGCTTCTTTCTGCTGCTCTTCTGGAGTTTTAGGAGCCCCAAACCGCTGCGTCACAAGCTGGTATGCCTGCTGCGGGGGCATCTTCTGGCTGCGAGTAAGCCATACGTAATAAGCTTGCGGGTTAGTCTGCGTTAATTGTGGTTCGCCTGCTATTGCCATAGTTAGATCCATGTTCCAAATACAGCGGTGCCACTACGAGCGAATACCTCACCCCTAGAGAATCCTCCCGCATAAACAACTCTTCCCGCTGCCGTACGACTATATTCTTCATGCAAATCTTGCTGAAACTTTGGCACTACCGTAGTTAAGCCGTGGATCTGCGCAAACAGTTCTTTTATGCCCTGCTCAACTAATTTGTCGTTAAACAAAGACTCATCGGTATCTGCCAAAAAGTCCTGGTAGGGACCATTGTAGTAATCCCAGGTAACACCACCGTCAGAATCAGAGCCCGTAGTGTGCGTAGGAGGAGTAGGGCCGCTAGTCCCTCCAGCTGTCGTCTTGTAGTAATTGCCGTTGTAGAAGGTATACGCATTTGGAGCGTAGTAGGTAGAAGCTGCCCACACAGCAGGTCTAACCCCTCTATCTGCAATGTACTCAAACACCAAGATTTCGCCAGACGACCCAGGGGTAGGCGATATAAGCAGCTCGTTGTTGCTCATGCCCCTAATCTGGAACCTGCTGT